CTGTGATGGCTTTGTTTGCCAGCTCAGGGTTTTGTTCTATCCACTCTGGCGCCCAGATCTCTTCGGTCATTTCTTGAGTCCTCGCACGTAGGCGGCGAAGCTTGCCGTGGTATCCCCACCGTTGCGCATTTTGTCAAACTCGAGCGCTATCTCTTCGAGTGTGTCGTTCCTGATCTTGTTTGTGATGGGGTCAAGCTGGCGTTGGATCATCTGCCTTTTGCGCCAGCCTAGCGCCTTCTCCCAAATGTTCAGTTCTGCTTCGCTCATGAGTTGCGCTCCTTCAGCAAGGCAATCGCTTGCAGAACTGCACTCGCTTGTCCAAGGTTTGTGTTGTAGAGCAAGTCTGTTAGCTCCTCATCCGTCAACCCCTTCCAAGGGCGTACGTAATCCTGTACGTCGTCATCATCCATTGTTTTTCTCCAGCAGTGCGTTTTCAATCTTCTTTGCCCACTCGAGCACCATGATCATGTTCCAGTTGGAGCTCTCAGCAGTTACGCCTAAAGCTTTCTGAATCTCTTCGTCGGTAAGGCTTTTCCATTCAATCGCGTTCATTGCTCATTCCTTTAGGTCTTGGACAATCATTTGGGGGGATAACGGCACACCAGACGGCTTTGTATTGCCCTCTTGGTGCTACTTCCCACCTGTCAATGTACACGTCTGGCATGTTCTTCAACACCTTCCTGACGTTGGTCTTTGGTCTACTCAACAAGTCTGACAGCTCCTCTAAGGTCATGCCATCAGGTATTCCGCGGAGCGCAACACGTACGCTCTTGATCACAGCCATGGTCATGGAGCCCCTTTATCGGGCTTTGGAGCCGTTTTCTGGTCGCGTTGAGGGTCAAGGTGCTTAAGGAGCTGTTCGAGGTTTATAGGGGCTATTTTCTCAAGGCGCTGGATTTCGGTCAAAACGCAGTCAACACCTGCGTTGAACCCTTTGATGTAATCGCTCATTTTAGTTTCGCTCATTTCGTTGTGCCTTAGCTCTCATATTGAGGGTTTCTTTGAGGCAAGCCTGCGCCTCTTCGGCGGTCAGGATTCCTCTGCTTTGGAGCTGGGCGATGCCAGCCTTGAGGTGTGACACAGCGCAGTTCTGTGGCTTGTCCCAGATCCTCTGCATGTTGTTCAAGAGCTGGTCTTCCGTCATGGAGATCCATGGCTTGTTGGCTGGAACCACACGGCTCCATGTTGTTGTGTCGTACATCAAGCCACCTCTTTGGCAAGAACAAGTTGCAGGTTAGCCAGCAGTTGCTCGGCTTCGGCGCGAGTCAGTGGGACGCTCATCATTGAGCGACGACCTTGCAGGCACAGCCATACGCCCTCGTCGTATTGGTCGGCACTGACGCGAATTTCTGCCTCAGTGTTGATTGATGTTTCGATTTCGTTTGTCATGATGGTTCTTTCAAGTAAAGTGGGTTGATGGGGAGCCGTAGCCCCCCGTTTTGATTAACCTGCTTGCTTCTCAGCAAAAACACGCTTAGCTTCTGTGCCTTGAGCTACATACTCATCAGAGCCGTAAACTGGATCAACTTCATCCCAAAATGTAGGAGCTAAGGCTTTACCAGACGCAAGAGCGGCATTAACACGAGCGGCTAAACGCTCTGCTTTAGCAGAAGCTTCTTCGCGAAGATCTGGGAAGCAAACGTCGCCCGTCTCTTCGCAAAAAACTTGCTGAGTGCCGTTAAAAGTAACAGCGTGACGGAAACGACGACCAGCTTCGTTCTCGACAACAACATAAAAGCTATCGGCAATAAAAGGGCGACCGTCGCAAGCGTAACCTGCGTTGTACAGATCAGATGCGACATATGCTGTGTAAGATTTGTTCATTTTGATTTCCTTCAAGTAACCGCCTTATTGGCGTGATTGCATCTTAACATGAAATTAAAACGATTCAACAGTAGGGACTTTCCCTAATGCCATTTGTTCTTGGTAAGCCTTGATGATGAAGTCGTCCATCGCAGTGTCAACGCAGATCTCGGTGTATCCCGAGAGCATAGAGCCAAGGTGCCTGCGCTCACGGATCTCCCGCGGGATGCCGGGGAGCTTGTACAGGGTGCTGAACTCACGGGCTCGGTTGATCAGCCCGTTGTTGTACAGATCGTAGTAGCAGTTCTGCGCCTTGCGAAAACGCTCTAGGTGCTTGTTTTGCTTTTTGCCTTGGGGTATTTCACCCATGGCAGGGATAAGCGCCTGTAGGGGCGTTACGAGCGCTTGGTAGGCGCCTTGTTCGTTCCAGTACTTTGCCATGGTGTTCTCCTTAATCTGCTCTTGAGCCAGCGTATGCTGAGATGCCATGCTTGCGCAGGACTTCTGCGAATGCATAGGCGCCAGCTTCTTTGACGTCCATGGACTGTGTGCCGTTACCAGCAGGGTTCCAAATACACCAGCCTTTTTGCCAGTGCTTGCGACCCACGTTGTTTTTCTTGCACCAGCCCACGAAGGGGATACGTGCACTTGAAATGTCAACCCAAGCAAAGCCACAGTACATTGGCTCGCCATGTTTTTCCATGAAGGCGGACTCAGCGGCTTTAGCGGCGTTGAGGGCTTCTGTGTAGATGTTGTCGTAGTTCATGATGGTCTTTCAAGTAAATGCCCCGAAGGGCAGGGATTAGTTTGACAGTGCCTTTGTTTCGGCGGCGAGGATGTTGTAGGTAACCTTTGTGTGCTTAGCAATCAGCTCAGCAGGAGCGTTCAGCTCTTTGGCAACGGCAGACCATGCTGTCGTTTTCTTTTCTGGTGTGTGCTTGATGGTGGTCACGTACATAGTGCCAGCGTAAGAACCTTGACCCAACATTTTGAGTTGGTTTTTGAGGTCATCTGCCTGCTCTTGCAAAGCGGCAATTTGGTCTTCGATCAAACCGAGTTGGTCAACGATCTTGAGAGCGGTAGTAGTAGTCATTTCCAATTTCCTTTTTCATGTAACCTGCTTGTTGCAGTGATTGGGATCTTAACACGAAGTTAAAACGGTTTGGGAATCTTTTTTAAAAAGAATTCGTAGGTGTTTTCCCTATGCTTTGATTTTTTTTAGCTAATTCAATTTTTTCTTTGGCGGCTATGTAATGCCTATCCCTGCTACGAGGCTCAAAGGTTTGCCTTCTTATGCTTTGGTTTTGTGAGTTTTCACTAGGGTCAACCAGTCTTAGATTGTCGATTCTGTTGTCAGACCTGTCTCTGTTGATGTGGTCAATAAATTTGCTTAAAGGAATGTCCCCATTTACATAAATCCATGCCAATCTGTGAGCCATCCATGTTTTTTTATTTATGCCTATCACGATGTAACCAGTGGGGATGGCGCACCCAGCAACCCTACTAATTCTTTTTTTATAGCCGTTTTTTCGCCACAAAAAAGTACCAGTAACGGAGTCGTACTCCAAAATTTCTTGGAGTTGCTTTTGAGTTAAAATTAAATCAGTCATGCGATACCTCTATATCAATTGATGAGAAACCCCACAAGGCGCGCCTGCCTTTGGGGTTTCGTTATTTTATACCCTACCTTTTCATCAAAAGGGCAACGACCCTCTCGATGGTGACGTTCAGGGCGTCCTGCTCATCCATTTTCATCACCGACCACATGCGTCTCTGCCCGTGCCAGCCATTGAAACTCCCTTGGTGGCAGTCCTTGCACAAAGCCACGCAGGTGTACTGCCTATGCTGTTTGACGTGGTGTGCGTCACTCGGTGGGGGTGCATCACACACAGAGCACGGGAGCTCTTTGACAAGCCCCACGTACGCTCTTTCCTTCGACGTGAGGTTGTTGTTCACAGAGTCGCCTTGTCAACGTGGCGATTAGAAGCCTCCATAGAGCGCCATACGGCGATTCTTTCCTGACAGGCTATGAGGAGCCACCGAAGGCGCTCGCGCTCCTCTACGGCTTGTCTAAGGGCTTCTAGGTGCTCTCTGTAACGTGGGGAGGCGTAGGCTTCGCGCTCTTGCATGGCGGCGGTCTTGTACTCACCGTTGCCATAGATCTCGGCGTTCTTCATCTCTTCGGCTTTGATGGTCTTGCGTAGCTCCTCCATGTACACCTTTGTTGCCTCTGCCTCGGCATACTTGGCTGAGTTGGCAATCATGAAATCGACTGCTTCGTTTGGGTCAATAAGCTTGCTCATGTTTGTTCCTCGATTTCGATTAAGAGTTTCCCGGGTTTTGTTCCAAATTTTCTGTAAATCATGATGGGCTGAAACAGTTGGTCGTTCACCATCAATGCGTCGGCTAAGCCGTCCAGCGCTCCCTTTGCCGCGGCAAGGCAATTGTCCGCGTCGCGCTTTCGTTTATCAGGCATCTCAAACGTCAGCGTAAGCCTCAGTTCTCCACCTGCATGTTTCCAGCCCTTGATCTGGTGCTTAGCCAGCCAAGTACTGCTGTCACGGTAGTCAGACCGTAATTGGTAGAGCTTGCCCCAGTGCGTACCCTTGGCACGGTTTGGGAAGAGTTCCGCAGGCGGAAAGTCCAACTCAATCCGCACGGTGCATCCGCGTTCTGATTGCGTGTGCCAGCTCGTCAAAGCCTGCTTGTTGGGCAACCTGTGCGCAGGCTTCACGCTCGATGCCAATGGCTTGCTTCGTGGTCTGTATCGCTACAGCCATGATCTCAGCCTTAGCCTGCGCCAGCCCCTCTTCAAATTCTTTTGCTGTGAACAAGGTCTGTCCTGTGCCCTGAGCAAAGAACTTCTTTTGAAAGTCACTGAGTTCTACTTTTGCCATTTTCTCGCTCCTTTTTCATTCGGTTTACTAGGTCATTCATAGCATCGGTTCCACGACGCTTCTCGATGTCATTCTTTACTTTTTGCCACCATGATTGCGCGCTCCCTGAGCCTAGCTCGATAGCCTTCTTCTCGTACCGTTTCATCCACTCTCGCGCTTCGCATTGTTTCATGTGTTCCAAGGTCTCCTGTGAGATAGAGACATTCGATGGCGCAAGCCTCGGTGTAGGCATCACCAAACCCACTGCGGATTTCATCGAGGATTTTTTGGGCTTCATGCTTGGTCATCCTTGTCCTTTAAGTTCACGGTCAGCCACGTAGTCATGCACGATAAGTCCGTTCTCAATGCTACCTACCCACATCTCAGGTATCCATGTAAATCCACCTGCGCTTAAACGCCTCATGTGGGCGCGTCGCTTATGGCGAGCCGGGCTTGCGTGTGTGCCGCCCTTATGCGGTTGCTTAACCTGCGCGTCTGGCTTTAATTCAATTGTGTTCCACGAGTACACCAAAGGCTGGTGCTTTGCCCTGCGCTTGCGATTGATGAACTCCATACCTCTTGCCATGTGCGCGGTGACTACCTGCTCAGTGGTATGTGCTCTCAAGTTAATCAAACAGGCGTAGTTAACCGCGCTAATGCAAGCGTCCTCGTAAAGCTTCATGGCATCAGGTTCCGTCATGCCGTTGCGCTTAGATGCATCCATAAGTTTTTGATGGATCACGACATTTGTTCCGTCTCCCTCATCGCCAACAACATGAACCCGCTTCTCCGTAACTATTGCCAACGGAGACTCAAACCCGTCGTTTGTCCACAGCATGACAGCGGCTCCCTCGTATCCACCAAACTTGATGTATTTGTCGTAGGTAAACGCAATGTCAGGCCATGCTGGTTGTATGACCGCCATGTGATCAGATGGAGTTAAAAACTGGTCAAGATGCATCATCTGATTGTGCCAACCGTATTGGCGCCCAACGCTTTTTAACTCTTCGTCCGCGTGATCACCAAGTTCTGAAAAATCAAACCATGTGTAATCAGCGGCATCAAATCCAACCTTAGATGCCATGTCAGCTACTTTTGGGTTCATGATTTCCTCTTTGCCAATCCTGATCGGATAGCCAGCTCGTTGCGCAGGCGGTACTCGTACTTTGTTTTGCGGATCTTCTCGTGCTCGGTGGGTTGGAGCTCTGGCTCATTGTCAAACAGGGCGGCAAACTCTTGCCACTTTGGTGGGTAACCCCCCGTGTTGGCGCCCCAAGAGATCATGTCGATCTTCATAACTTCGGTGATCGCAAGACGAATTGCTTCTGCGTCTCGCAGGGCTTCTGTGACACGAGGCCATTCCTCGGAGGGCGCCTGATGGTGGTAGGCACAGACCCATCGTCCTCCAGTTGAGATCCCACCAGCCATAGGGCAACCATTGGCGTAGCAGTCAAGGGTGTTGGGGCTGTCATCGACAGCTTCGTGTTTGTTAAATTTTGTAAAGTTGTTCAGTGCCATGATTATTCCCTGTGGTATTTGCCTTCAATGATTTTTGTAAAGTTCGTTGGTTTGATTACCCACTCAAGGTCAGCCAAAAACGGAGGCTTGTCCTTTTGTTGTTTTTTGCCAGTCAAGAACTTTGAACCTTTGATGAGCTCAAAGTACTGCTTCCACCAAGCCAGCATGTCAGCGTGAGTGACAGCTCCGTTCTTGGACAAGTCCAGCGCAACCTCCCTCCACCTTTGTCTGAGGTAGCCAGCACGAGTGTCGTTCCAGATCTCAACAGCAGGGAGGTTTGGCAAGGTCTCGTGGTACAGAGCCAAGATGCCTTTGTGGTCACAACCCGGTAACTTCTGAACCTTTTTTTCCTCGGGTTCGCCTGTTGGCGGACGAACAGTATCTTTAGATACTGTAATACTGGGTAATGTGTTATGTGTAATGGGAGCATTGCTATCGGATTGCGTTGGCAATGCGTTCGCATGAGAAGCCTTATTCCATCGGGCTTTGGCGGAAGCTGATGCCTTCTCTTTCTTGACACCCACTGCCTCAATCTCCTTGATTACACGCTCTGAGATCCAACCTGAATCTGTACGCTCGAAGTACTCATGCAATACGAGCGTAATGCTATCGCAATGCGAACGCATACGGATCTGACGTGCAATATCCTCTGGTTCAAGAGGCAAAGGTTTCTCGTGAAGGTAACACCAGTCGAGCATTCGGCGGTAAGCCAAGTCCTCTGTGTCAGACAGGTGCGAAGTGTGACTCTGATAGTCACCAATGTTAAATTGGTAATAATGCATTTCCAGCCCCAAAAATACACCCCTAAAGAAACTGCGGCAGGCGGGGGTGGATCGCTCTTCAGTCGGGGGATCAATCCCAACCTAGCCGTGTTTCAAATCATGTTACACGAAAAACAGATCAGGTCGCAAGTCTTTTCTTGTGACCAAACCTTGTGTTGCTTTTTCAATCTTAACCGCCAACGCGGCGGACGCAGTTCTACGCTCGTGGATCAACAAAGACATCCATGTCAGGCTGATGCCCAGATACTCTGCCATCTCACCTCTTGCGCCTAACGGCTCCGTCTTAAAATACTCTTGCAATGTCATCATTGTTCTTCCTTGGCGGCAAGTATACATTAACTTTGAATTAAAAGTAACCCCACGTTTCACTCGGGAATGTATTGTGTTTGTTTTTAACTAAGTGTTAGAATGCTTGCACGTCGATACGACGGTTAAGGAGAATCAATTGGATAAACAACTTCCCTACACGACCAAGTCTGGTCTTCAAATTGGGTGCAACTACACCCCTCCCCAACGCAACCACATGAGTGCTGATGCAGAGCTTCTGCAAATGGCGCTACTCAACATCGAGCCTGAGTTTTCTCAGCGTCGTATTGCTGGTTGGGTTGCCTACACCCTGTTCCTTGTTGCGATCTACGCAGTTCTGATTCTGTGGGAGGTTTGACATGAACGACGACGAATTTCGCACCATGCGCACCAACGTGATCCTGCTCTTCATTGGAGCGGCGATCCTTGCCCTTGACCTTTTTATTTGGAGACCATGATGACATTCAAAACTATGGCTGAACTTGAAGCCGAAAGCCCAGAAGGCTTTATCAACCCCAAGCGTACGCCCCAAGAATGGGCAGAGCTTGAAGAGCGCAACAAGGCTGTGCGTGAGCAAGAAGCTCAGAGCACAGCAATCGAGACAGAAGAAGACCTTGCAGATCCAGAAGAATATCCAGAGGACGAAGAATGAACTTGCAAGACGTAATCTGGCTCGACACCAGCAAAGGTCGCATCGGTGTTCTCATGGTGCTTGATTGGCACACAGAACAGCTTCACTACTACCTTGGCATTGCTGATGGTATGAACACCAACATTGACATCAACCACATCTACAACGGAGGCGTGAAGCTTCCTGACAACGTAGGCATGGCTTTGTTCTTTGGAGGCTCGGAGTGATCACCATGGCTACACACGGAGAATACGAAGAGTGGAAAGCAGACCCTGTTGCACAACAGGAATACACACAATATTTACTTGAGGAAGCAAAAAAAACAGCACCAGACTTAGACCAATTCATTGACCAATTTACTCGACAATTTGACACAATATTTAAGGAAAAATCATGAGCTTTTTTGTAGAAAACACAGCGCCAGCAGGCGACTTTAAACCCGTACCCGCAGGTCTACACCTTGCACGTTGCTATCGCATCATCGACTTAGGAACCCAGCGTTCTGAGTACGAAGGTCAAGAGAAGCACCAACGCAAGATCATGCTTGGTTGGGAGCTCCATGGCAAAGACGACGAAGGCGAAGAGCTTGTCACAGAGCGTGGTGATCCCCTAGCGATCTTCAAGAACTACACACTGAGCTGGTCAGAGAAAGCCAACTTACGCATTGACTTACAAAACTGGCGTAACAAGCCCTTCACAGACACAGAGATGCGTCGCTTTGACATCCAAAGCATTCTCGGAGCTTGGTGTATGTTGACTGTGATCCCACGCCCCGGCAAAAACGGCAAGATGTACTCCAACGTCAAGGGCGTAGCCCCTGTTCCTTCGGTCATCAAGTCCGCTGGTCTACCCCCAGCCATCAACCCTAACCAAGTGTTCCGCATAGCTGAGCCTGACTACGAGTTGTTTGAAACCTTTGGTAAGGGGCTCAAGGCGATGATTGAGGAGTCACCTGAGTGGCAGGCTCTCCAAGGCAAGAAACCCGCTCCAAAGCCCGTTAAAGCCCCTTCTAGCGGCTTTGACGACATGGAAGACGACCTTCCCTTCTGATCATGGACAACCAAACGCTTGATTTGCTGGCGGGTGTACGCCTTCGGGATGTTGGAGTCCAGAAGGTGTACGACCATAACAAAACGTGGGTTGACAAAGCTCGCAGTACAGCGAAGGCGCTTGCCGCCTTGCACGGTTCGGTATCAATCGATGAGGTTCTGTCAATGTGCAGTCGCCCAGAGTCGGTTCATCCAAACGCAACAGGTTCGATCTTTCGTGAGAATGTTTGGGAAAAGATTGGCTATAAGCAATCTGCCAACCCATCTGCTCACGCAAGAGTTGTTGGAATTTATAAATTAAAGGGAACTCAATGAGCATTACCGTAAGAGCAAGCGAAAGCTCGCATTGGTACACCAGAGAAGGTGCGCCGAAGTACACCGTAGAAGCCAAGAACGGGCAACCACGCAACACCACACTGGCTGATGCGCGCAAGCTGAACCTTGTACCGTCGGTCACAACGATCATTGGGTGCGCGGCAAAGCCGGGTCTCGAGGCGTGGAAGCTCAACCAAATGATGCTTGCCTCAATGACCCTCCCAAGGGCGCCAGACGAAGCAGAAGAACTGTACGTCCAACGAGTCATCAAAGACTCAAAGGAACACGCTCGTGCCGCCGCTCAAAGGGGTACAGAGGTTCACACAGCTTTGGAGAGCTGGTACGAAGGCGTGATGGTTGCCAACATGGTTGACTATCAGCTTGGCGTAGGCGAAGAAGTCAAGAAGATCTTTGGAGAGCCTACGTGGATCTCTGAGAAGTCGTTCGCCTGCGAGCTTGGCTTCGGTGGAAAGCTAGACCTATGCACCATGGACGGCGATGGGATTGTGATTGACTTCAAGACAAAGGAGTTCACAGACCCAGCCAAGGTGGATACGTACGACGAGCACCTCATGCAACTAGCCGCCTATCGTTTGGGACTAAACCTACCGCAAGCGCGTTGTGCAAATGTTTTTGTATCGGTCACGGAGCCCGGCCTCGTGGTCACCAAAGAATGGTCAGAAGACGACCTCGAACGCGGGGAGGAGATGTTCTATCACCTCCTCAAGTACTGGCAAGCCAAAAACAAACACACGTGAGGACAACATGTTTATTTCAAACAAAGAAAAGAGCGACATCAACGAGAGCATTAGCCGTAACAAAAGTCAAATTGAAAATGTTGTAAAGCACGTTGCCAAGTTGCAGGTTGACATGGGCAACTCAGAGATCCCAAATCTTGCAGGAATACGCATGTCGAACGAACAGCTACAGAAGATGTACTTCGGCGCTAAAAATGAGATGAAAAAGATGCAACAGCAACTGACCATGTTGCGGGAAATTAATGACCTCATCATTGAAAGAGTAACTGGGTTGGAAGTACTTGTTAAAAGATCAAGAATTACGATTCCCAAAGAAAAAGTGCAAGAGATGAAAGACGCTGGTACTTGGCAAGATCCAGAAAAGCGTGACTCATTGCTTGCTACTTTTATCAAAGAAAAAAGAAAAGCCGAAGAAAAGAAAGAAAGACAACGCGCATACGGCAGAAAATATTACGCCAATAAAAAGGCTAAAAAAGCCGAACAAAAGCAACAGGAACTACTATGAACCCCTACCTAAACCTAGACGAAATCAAAGAAGCTTTTCGTAAAATCTACCTTGAGGAGAACCACGACTTCCTTGAGGAAGACCTTGTGAAGCTGGCTGACGGTTTTATCATGGCGGCTATGCCTGCTATCGTGAAGACCGAGCGCGACATGTGCATCAAGTTTGTGAACTCGCTGAATACCAATGTGGCTCGCGCCCTTGGTGAATACCGCGACAACCTATGACGCCCAAGGACTTCGTCAATGAGCTCTTTGGCGAAGGGTGGAAGCCTGCACAGCTCCCATCCTTCCTAGACGCTCTCAAGGGCTGGCACGAGGACTCTCAAAGGTACTACGCTGTACGAGACTTTGCTAAAAAGTTAGAATGGCGAATCGACCCACGAGATCGCAGGGAATGCCACGAGTTTGACGACCTCGTGGACTCCAAGCGCTTTGAACATGATCTTGATGAAAATTGACGCAAAAGGCGAATTAGAAGCAGATTGGGACGCCATAGAACGGTTGACCAAGTGCTTTGACAAAGGCTGTAAGTCAGAGCAGGCTTACAAAGCAAAGCTGTTTTCGTTAGTTCTTGAGCATGGGTATGACGTTGCCATGGATGACGTAGAGCATGATCGCAAGCAGGTCTTGTTTATGCTCTGTACGCCTGCTGGTAACGCATAAAAAAAGCCCTCCCGTATTAGGGGAGGGCAAATCTCATAGGCAACTGCGGAGAGCACTATGAAAGGACAATCAACGGATACTAGGATAACCGACAAATGGTCGGTTTGCCATTTCAATTTCTTCTGCTGTTGGCGGCATCCTATTACGCTTCTGTAGCTCAGGATCTGACTCTTGAGCAAGCACGTTCCTGCGAATATTACGGAAGGTAGGAATACCAAAAGCTAAGGGAGCCGCTATGGGGAATGCAGGCGGATACAGTGAAGCACCAGTAGCCAAGGCGCCAGCAGTGCTCAAACCAATGTCAGTGTAGTCACGTTCTTTGGGGGCTCGATCAAACTGCGTCTCGATGTCAGCTAAGTCACGTCCGATGCTCAAGCCAGCTAAAGGAGGCCCAACCACTGGCATGAACCTCAGACTCTGTCGCATCATTCCAGTAAACATGTTCTTCACCTGATCCAAGCCCGAGAGCGGGGGTGGAACTGTGGGGATGATTGGTGCTTTAGGAATCGGTGCAAGCTGAGCTGGCTTACCAGCCTCTGGGGTTTGCATAGCAAATGACTCGCGAGGGCCACCACCGACGCTAGGCGCCTGCGTCATGATCCCGCCAAACCTTGGGTTTTCGACAAAGTTGCCCATACCCATGTTTTGAAGCTTGTTCAGCGCCTCAGCGCGTTTTGTTGCAATATCCCAAGCACCACCCTGTTGTTTGGTGTTAGTCAAAGCTTGACCAGCCTCAATGTCAGTTACACCAAGAGCCTTTGCCGTGTTGTAGGGGATGACGCCTGTTTGACCCTGAGCCATTCGACCTGCATCACCAACACCCATCACAGGCTGACCTTGCGGAGTAGGCAAGCCACCTGTAGGTGCGCCCATAGGAGCGCCCGTAGGCATTTGTGGGGGAGTAGGTGCCCCACCCATCGGCAAACCGCCTGTAGGGGCTGTAGGAGGTCTTCTAGCCATGTCAAAGGTGCGCATGGCACGACCCAATGTACCAGTAGCAAGTTGACCAGCTTTTGGGGCAAGTGCAACACCCGTTCCCGCGCCAAGACCGTACAGACCGTACTCATCGCGCTTTAGATCCGCCTCAGAGTCAGGTCTAATAAAGTCCTGAGCTGTAGTTGGCATGGTTACACCAGCCATTCCAGAGGGTGGCGGAGGTGGCGGCTCTGGCTGTGCGGCAGGAGCGGCAGGGGCGCCTTCAGGCTCAGCAGGAGCTTTGAAGTCAGGGTTAAACAACTCAAACGTACCAAAACTTTTAAGGTCTTGGACGTACTGTTTAGTTTTTGGGCCCATCGGTTTGTCGGCGGCAAGATCTGCGATTGCGTCTGGGCCGCTGTGGTAATAAACCGCCGCTAATTTTGGGTTGTTGTTTGTGTACGCTAATGCTTCCTTGAGGTTTTTAAGACCAGCATCAAGGTTCTTCTCGGGGTCACGCAGATCAGCTTCAGAATAACCGTAAGCTTTACCAGTTGGAATTAAAACCTGCATCAAACCAATCGCGCCTTTTTCACTGTCTGGCGTGTTAGGGCGAAGTCTGCTTTCTTGGTAGGCAGTAGCAACAGCAAGCGCTGGATCAACGCCAGTGGCTATGGCTCTTCGGGCAACTTTCTCCGCTTGCTTTAGCTGTTCTTGGTCAAGCTTTTTTGGAAAATTAAGTTTGAGATCAGCCATGTTTAATCCGTTTGTTTGTCTACGTTTGCCCCGGCCGCATTTAGATCTGGTCTACCGCCAGAAGAACTTGCGGCAGGTCTGCCACCACGAAGGATTGAGCTTAGACGACCTTCATACTCACGAGCCATCTTCTTGTATTCAGGCGTTTGCTTAAAGTCGTCAATTTGCATCCTGCTTCTAGCAAGCTTGCCTCCTAAGTCCTCAGCAAACTTGGAACGCTCAATCAACATGTCTGAGATCTTGTTAAAGCTGTTGACAGACATCTTTGTGTTGATTGTCGTATCAGCAAACAACTTACGCTCACCGTCAGTGATCGTGCCCTGACCTTTAGACAACAAACTTGCCGCAAACTTTGCTTGAGCCATCAATGTGGTTGCTTCAATGTAGCGATCCATCACGTCTTGCTTACGCGCCGTGTAGTCCTTGGTGCTCTCGTCAGGATTGCGAGGAACGCTCAAGGCGATGTTCATTGATGTAACAGCTTCGCGGAAGTTGGTAGGCGCAAACACCGTGTCTTCTACCATTTTTGCCAAAGCTGTTTTAATCTTTGGCTTCTCAAAGATGCCCATAAACAACTCAGAGTTTGGCTGATTGATAACATCTTTGGCGCTCTGAGCAATGATTCGAGTACTCTCAGCGGCGTTGACCGCGTCAAGCACCACGTTTGTTCGTACGACTCTACCTTCGCCAGTTTTTGTAGCCTCAGCTTTTGACTGAGATGCCTCAGCTTCTGATTGTGTTGTGGTTGGTCTTTGTAATGGAGCTCCAGCAGGCGCCGCTCCTGTAGGAGTTGCGTTGGGTGTAGATGGGGCTGGCGCTGTTGGCTGAGGGCCCAGCATGATCATTTTTGCAATCTTGGCGTACTCTTCCGCATCTTGCGCATTACCAAGCATGGTTGCGTATGTTGCAGGGATCTCTACACTGCCATATCCATGAATGAAAGTTTTGGTTGGCGTTGGATCAAAACCAAATTTCTCGCCAGTTAATAGGTTTACTCCAGATGTACCCGCTTGGTTTACTTGAATGTTTTTACGACGATTCTCCATAATGTCCTTGCGGATCTCATACGGATCTTTGCCAGCGGCTAAGCCTCGTCTGTAATCTAATTTTTCTTGCGCAGTAAAACCTTCTGGTTGAGCAGGGAACAACTGCGTTCCAACGGGCCCTTTCTGAGCCATAGGAGCAGGAGCAGGCGCTTGGGGCGTAGGAGGCGCAGGAGGTGCAGGCTGTGCCATAGACAAAGGTGCTTGAGCAGGTGCTTGAGCAGGCGGAGCTGGCATAGCAGGCGTTTGAGGCGCAGATGGCAAGCCACCAGTAGGTGCGGCTGTAGGGGCAGGTTGAGGTGCGGGTTGAGGAGCTACTTGAGGAGCAACACGTGGCTTCGCATAAGGTGAATCTGCGCCCAAATCTTCATTGATGAGGTTTTGCCTCATCTGAGCTTGTTTTGTCTGAATATCAGTCTGTACGCCTTGCTGAGCCATCTCAAGGCGCATCTTAGCCATTTCCATGGTGCGCTTTTCTTCAGCGGCTTGGGCGGGGCCCACTGCCGCGGCTACATTACCTAACGACTCACCAAAAGATCCAGTCTTTGTGGGCGCCAGAAAACCCTGCGCCATGGCAAGCATGGTGGGATCAAACAAGCGATTGTTGCGCTCATCGTATTTATCACGCGCATTTTTTTGAGCGTCTAAATACTCCTGCATGGCATCACTGCCAATGACGTTTGTGTAATCTGGTGCTTTATTTGCCATTATTAGGTGCTCCCAACTCCGCCGCCAAGAACAGACCCTTCGGTGTTGTATTCAGGATTGCCTGCTGAAATGTCGCCAACACCACCAGACAAAGCCCAACTGACTTTGTTGCCAAGCTTGTCAAGCCAACCTGTGTCTTTTGAGTTTGTGCCGCTTGCAATCAATGAACCCAAGCCACCAATTTGAGAGAGCACGGAGGGGCCGTACGAGCTGGCGGGGCCGTCGTACTTCTCGGTAGTCACCGTTGGGTACGTATAACCACGTAGGATCTGCGCTACGTTGCTTGCCATTGTGGTTGGTGCGTTGATCAAAGCTTGGTTCTGAGCCTGCTCAATGGCGCCGATGTCGGAGGCTGACTTCAACCCAGTCGTTGCGGCTTGCTGTTCCTGAGCGCCCAAAGTACCTAGCATTTGACCTGCTTGTGTTTGACCACTCATCTCACGCAAGGCGGCATCTAGGGCTGATTGATAACCAGCCGCACGACCTTTGTTCTGCTCTTGCAGGAGGGTTGTGTTCACGTCGCCCATGGTTTGACCCAAGGCGTTGGCGTAACGAGTACCACCCAAACCGCCTGTACCAACAAAGCCACCCTTAAGCTGGGGCAGAAGGTTACGTTGGACATTGGTAGCGCTTTGTACCCCCATGCCACCGATAACGGCGTTCTCGTAGGGGTTGTAGAACTTAGAGATGTCAGCTTGACTTACGCCTGTAGCCTCTTTGCCCACGTCGTAGGCTTCGTCCATGGGCGTCTGATAGCGCATCAACGCTTCTGGCGCATAAGTAGCCGTGTCCTTTTGGAGTTGGCTCAAAGGGGCTACATAGGGCGTTCCAGCCGTTTTAAGCTGTTCTTGCGTGGGAGTTGTGTATGCGCCAGTTACTGGGTCTTTTGTGCCCAAAGCCTGTTGCCCTTGCTGTGCAAGTTGCGTTAGGTAGTCCGTTAGGTATTGAGGAGCTACAGCCGCCGTTTCTCTGGTCGTCTGTACATTTGGTGGTGCTGAGCCTTGGAATAAGTCTGCCATTTATTTGCTCCCTACCCGTTTTTTCAGGTAATCAAGTGGTGATTTCAATGCTGGCGGTGGTAGGTCTTTTGGCTTCTTTGACCTAGCTCTCTCGCGTATAGAGTGCATCATTTCGTATAGTTTATCTGAACCTGCCTTAGTTGAGCCATTTCCCAGAGCAGAAACTACGTCCGCAGGGAATACAAACTCGCCGTCAGCCAACATGGCTTTGATGTCGTCAGACTGACCGTCACCCTCACCAGCGACGTGGGCGCCATGGCGGAAGTCCAAACGACCGTCTCCGCGTGGGAGGGCTCCCAAGGCGCCTCCAGACTTGACTAGCAGGGGTAGAGGCATTCCGCCAGAAGCCATCTGAAGGGGGGCGACGTAGCCACCAGCCGCAAAGCCTAGGGATCCCTCTTCCTCTTCAGACTTTTCGCCAAACAACGTGTCTAAGTCGTCTGGGGCTGTGCCGTATTTCCAATTGCCTTGATCTGGCATATCTGGTTCCTGTGTATTAACTTGAGGTAATGCTGGCATTTTCTCAGTATTCATGCCTTCTTGCAAAGCCTGAAGCTTGGCAAGCGGATCCACGAACTTATCCTGAGTCATGTACGCCTTAAGCATCTGTGGGGGAAGGCGATCCATTTCACCAGCCATAACCGCTCCGCCTAGCAAACCAGCGCTTAAAACCGCCTTCTTCTTGGTGGACGTCTTGGGGGTTGTTGGTGTGACTGGTGTAGCTGTTGGTGTGCCAGAGATCAAGTCATTGATCGTGCTGATCAGGTCAGCTTTTTCTACGGCTGAAGTTGCTGTTTCAGTTGCAGACTTTTTAAGCTGATCAATGTTGATGTTGATGTTTGTATTGACGTTGGCGTTTACTGCGGCGTTTACTGCGGCATTAATAGCAGTATTGGTGTCCACACCAGCATTCACAGCCGCGTTCACAGCCGCATTGACTGCGGCGTTGACGTTAGCATTTACGCTTGCATTTGTATTGGCATTTACGTTGGCGTTTACAGCCGCGTTGATTGCCGCAGTTACAGATGTTTCAATCGCTGTGGCGGCATTAACATTACTGCTCAGCGCGGTTGTTACAGCAGAATCTACGGTAGTTGTTATTGCTGTGTTGGCATTTACGCCAGCACTTGTAGCCGCCGTAATTGAGCTAGACACAGTCTTTGAGACGTCAGCACCACTTGTAATTGCTGAGCTGACAGTCGAATTGATCGCTGTGGTTGTGTTAGCGCCTGCGGTAATGGCTGAGTCAATTGAGGCTGTGACTGTCTGATTTACATCAGCACCGCTTTCAACGGCAGAAGATACAGCCGCTGTAATGGATGTTCCTGTATCAGCACCGTTGGTAATGGCTGAGTTAACGGTAGCACCAACAGCAATCTCAACGCTTGAGCCACCAGACAGTGAAGTCTGAACAGAGTTTGTAATGGCTGTGTTTACGCTTGCCGCATTACCAGAAGTAACGGCGGCTGTAATGTTGTTGTTGATTGTCGTGGTTGTGGCAATGTCACTAGGTGAAGTTGCAACAGCAGTACCCTTACCAACAGCTCCACCGAGCACGGTTTGTGTTAGCGCTTTGTTTACATCTGCTTCTTGTCCAAGAGCTAAATTGACAGCAAGGGATGACCCGCCCTCTTGACCACCTTCAACTACTGTCTCACCGACAATCTTAGATCCAGCTTTAGCGCCAATATTTCCAATTTTGCCAACAACAACGTCAGCAACCTTGCCTAGTGTTAACTGAACAGCGGCTTCCGCCATACCAGCGGCGGCGCCAGCTTTTCGGGCGTCTGACAAGGCGTCTGCATGGGTTTTACCAGCCTTGATAGATTCGTCATAAGTTTCTAGGGCGGCGTTACCAGTGGTCTCACCAACGTCCATAGCGCCTGTGGCAACCAAGATGCCTTTGACGCTACCCCCGCCGAGGAAGAGACCGGGCAACTCTTGCCTCAGCTCCACCTCAACCTGACGACCCAAGCCACTGTTGCCGTCCATGATGCGACCAGCCAAGATGCCTATCTTTTCCCAGCCTTTTGCGTTTTGAATCAGCGATGTTGTTTCATTCCAATTTTTGGTATCCACCACACCATTGCCAATGCTTTGACCAACTTTAGTCAAATCATTGCCACTCTTCACAAAAGCGTCTGCAAGGGGCTTGTTGTTTGTCAACAAAGCTATGCCACCTGCAACATTCTTTTCTAAGTTGCCGGCGGCTTCGTATGCCGTGCTCACACTGTTTGTGATGGGGCTGTTTGGGTTGTTCTTCAAGTAGTCGTTAGCCGCGGCACTGCTCAACTTCATTTGATTTTGAACGGCATTAACCATAGTGTCAAAAACACCCGTCTTTTCCATAGACGCTATTGCGGTTTTTTGAGCGGCTTGTTGCTTGGCAAGTTCTTCTGCGGCAGTAGCTCGTGCGGCTGTATCGCTTTGAGCGGCGACAGTCTTAGATGCATCCGTTACTGTTGCCAAATTTGCTTTGTTCAACTGATCGATGGTGGGGCCAGCCAAGTCTGGGCGTTCAGCGGCTGTAGCAGTTGAGTACTCCTTACCCTGCCATGTAAAGGTTTGTCCAGCACCCAAGCCAGCTCTTGCCGTAGCAAAAGCTTCGTTAAATGTTTTGGCGTTTTTGATGTCGTCTAAGACTGCGGTTTTTTGGGTTTCATTAAGCGCCTGAGTTACAGCCGTATTTGACGCACCCAATGTGTATGTCTTGCCATCAAATGTAAAGGTTGTACCTGTTGGGTTGCGCTGTTTAGCTAGATAAGCCGCCTCTTCAATATTGTCTGCTTCTGCGTTGCCAATAACTGTGTTGTTCCTTGCGGTGTTTGCCGCTACTGCCGCATCTACACCCTCAAACTCACCACCCTTTAAATTGGCGGCGGTGTTTGCTGTAAGTGCGTCAGACTCTAGCTGGGCAATCGTGTTGGCGGCATTGTTGTTGTCAAGCGTGTAGGTCTTGCCGTCAAACGTGAACTTGTTGTAACCGCTGTCCTCCGCAAATTTAGCGGCGGCATTAAGATCCATAGCGCCAGAGGCGTCAATGGTTAGTTGATTATTAAGCTCAGCAGTTACAGCGTCATTTACGGTTTTGTCGGCTTGAATTGCATCGGCAATAGTGCCTGTTTTGGCGGCTTTTGTAGCGGCGGTTCCAGCAGTCAAAGCGGCATCAACCAAATCTGTTAGAGATAGATCTCCACCGTTTTTAATGGTGGTTGAAATAACACTTCTTGTAAAATCTTGTTCGCCTTTTGTTAGATTGCTAAAGCCTTCGATGTTGTCAGTGATTTGTCCTATACCAACATCAATTGCGCCGCCAGCCAATGATGTAAGAATGTCAGCTTTGCCCTCGCTAGATACAAATTTTCCTACGCTTCTACCAATGACATTTGCGGCTTCAGTGCCGACAGTGTTAATTAGTTCTGTAGACCCAGAGACATTTCCAGCAATCTCTCCGCCAACGTATGCAAGCAATGTACTTTTAGCAATGTCCTCAACACTCTTGCCCATAGCGGCTTGAAGCATGGCTACGCCAGCGGGGCCTCCAAATTGAAAAGCGGCGTAATTAGCGACTGCGCCGAGAATAGGATTATCTGCAACCAGATTAACCAAATCGTTAGATGAGCCGCCATATTTGGAATAAAAAACAGGTTTACCAGAAGCGTCAAACTTAACGCCATACGCAGTAGAACCCTCCCCAGCAAAAGTACCGCCCCAAATATCGGGGCCGTTCTGGGAAGCTTTGTCGTAATATGAATTTATTGTTTCACCAGTTTTTACGTTACCAAAAGTTTCGCCAGCCGCAACAACTGCCTTTCCATCTTTGATGGTTACTTTTGATGGGTCAACTGGAGTAACAGTATCGTAGCCGTCATATTGCCCATAAACAGACCCAAGCTTTGCATCAGGAGGAACAAAAACAGTTTTGAGTACAGGTCTATTTTCTCCAGTTTCATAGTCGTACTGATATTCTCCTGTTGGTTGGCGAACATAGTTAACAGTTTTACCTTCTTCATCAGTTTGGGTAATAACTTGTTGCCCGTTGTAAGTTTTATAAAGTTCTTGTACAGGCTCGTACTTTGTAACTTTACCAAGATCATTGATGTCAGTAAAACCTTGCCCCGCCAACAGCACCGCCATGTCATAAGCATTTTTTTCAGCAGAACCGTAACCTTCACCGCCCCAATATTGCGTTTTTCCTTGAGCAAGGATCTGATTAGCTAGTTTATTTACTAAACCTGCTGTGGGCATGGTAGTAACAGCTTCATTCCGCGCCGCGCCAAGAAAAGTATCGAGTTCTCGTGCATCAATAGTTTTACCAAAATTCCAACTATCAATTTCAGCTTGAGATGGTGTTCTACCTAATGTATCTTGATACAGTTTAACTAGAGGATTTGCTGTGTCTGTGGTTGTGTCTGTTGCAACGCTTTTTGCATTATTAGTCGTTAAATTAGTGTTAGCTTGAGTAAGGGCGCCAGTTGCGCCTGATTGATTACCCAAATAGTTTTTAACGTAATTGGTGTACTGATCGGCGGGGTTCTGCGCCATGTAGTCAGTAACAGCGGTACTAAAACGAGTGTTAAGGTCTGCGGGGTTGAGTTCACCCCTTACTAAAGCGCCAACCCATGCGTCACGACCTTCTATATCAATTTGATTTGCACCTGTACCAACACCCGTGCGCCCAATTGTGGCGTATCGAGCATCGACCAATGCTCGTGCGGCATCGGGAGACATGGCGCTTGTATTATTAGTAGTAGCTTGCGCTAGTGCGCCAGTATCTGCACCTGTATTTGCAGGAGCGGCTACGGTTGGAAGTGCACTGGGAGCGTTAACAACAGGTGGCGCGACGTTTGCATAAATTGGACTGCCCTGCTCATCTGTGTTTGTATAGGTAGGGGCAAGTGCTGTTTGATACCTTTGTGCGACGTCGCCATAATTCAAGCCAGTGGCTTGAGCCATTTGCTCTGGTGTTACACCAGCTTCGCGCATGGTGGTAGCGATTAAGGTGTCATCCGCACCGGGGTTTTCATTTAACCAACCAAGAATGTCTGCATTTGATACTGGCATGTCAATTCACCGCTGGGTTAACAGAGTTGACAAGAGCTTCAGCCCATTCTTGCCAGTCGTCGTAGATGGAGGGGCCGGGGATGCCCTCATTCGTAAACACATCGATAGCTTTAAGACCAGCCGCCCACTCTTTCCAATCCGTGTTCGCATCTGGAATAGCCAACTGCTGTGCGGCGTACTGTTCGCACATGAGCGAAGCCCACGACTCAAAGGTGTGATACCTTGGATCGTAGACTGGATTGGTGTTGAGTATGGTTGCCATCAGTAAGGTCTCACATCACCGAAGTCAGCGTCTAGGATGATCTTACCAACTTGGTAATTCCCACCAGTCACGTTAGACACAAACTTCAACCTCAACTCACGACGCTGTTCACGCATGTCAACCTTGCCTGTCGTGGGCGTAAACGTGTACGCAGAAGATGTTACGTCTTGAGACTGAGCAAATGGTCGTCCAGTCACGTACAGCTCCATGTCACCACTTTGAATAAAGTCAGGCTCAACACGCTCCAATCGTAACCACTTGTTCTCGCCGACAGGGGAAGGTTGAGAAGGGCCTCCAGAGACCAACCCCAAGTCATTGGTTTCAAAATAGGACTCAATCGCAACCGATAGAGCACCACTGACCTTGTCTGTACCAATCTCGTTTTGGTACAAAGACACAAAGTTCATCAATGTGCTGACAGTCAGAACAAACCCAGCACCACCTGCAATTGATGCTGACAGGGTATTACCGACTGCGTAATTGACCCCATGACCATTGATCACCACGGCAGTCACAACATTACCTGCAACGGTAATATTGGCTGTAGCGCCCGTTCCTGAACCACCAGTTAGAGGGGTGTTGTTATAAGTTCCGTTGGTGTAGGCGGATCCAGCGTTTGTGATTGTCGCGGTCAAAATACCGCCTGAAGCGTTGATATTCCAGTCAGCGGAAATTGGAAATGGGAAGACCTGAGAGAAGTAACCAGCAGAACGCTGAGCACCCAAGGCTTGACCTGCGTCGTACCAAGTATTCTCACGCACGTTGTAGACAATTGCGTCTGTGCACTCTGTAGCTGTACCACGAGGATAGAACCACCAGATCTCACCAAAACGAGGAACCTTTGAGACCCAAACCTTCTCGCGCTGGGCGTAGTTCAGGTTGTCAAAGAAGTAGTTTTGGTTCATGGCGTTAGGGATCTCTTTTACAACACCGTTGTAGAGCAAGAACCTGTCAACACCACACCAATAATAGATACCGTCGTACTCAATCACTGACTGACTAGACAGAATAGAAGACTGAGAAGAGATCAAGTCATAACGCCAGTACTGAGGGGGCGTACCAGCACCACCGATGTATGACACGCGGATAAGGCTATCAAGGCTCCAAAACAGCCCAGAAGGCGCGTTTGAACCGCCCCTGACGGGTAGCCCTTGGACGATCTTTCCAGTCGCTACAGAGACCTCATTTGCGTCCGCTGAGACCCAATCTTGTACGTTACCTGCCCCAGAGTTCCTGATCAACCCATCATTACCGTAAACGAACACGTAGGGGTGAAGGGTAACCACGCCACCAGAGACTGATACGTTGTTGTCAAAAGTAATGGTAGAAGCACCAGAGGTTGTCGCGGCGTTGGAGATCACCACGTCTTGAATCTGACCCATTGTGAAGACCAAACCAGTCGTTGATCCAGCAGTCGTTGTGATTGCCGCACCACCAGAAGACGCAGACAACGTGAAGGTCGTCGCATAGTTGGTAGCGATGATGAAGTACGTCACGCCAGAAGTGATACCTGTAGCGGTGCCAGTGTTAGTGCCAGACACGGCTACTGTCTGACCAATGTACAGACCAGTTGTAGAGGTGCAAGAACACTGACCAGCAATACCTGTAACAGCTACCGCATTCAACACTGGAACTCGTAGGTTGGCAGAGACAACAGTTGTGCTAGAAGGAATACCAGTTCCCGTGATTGTTTGACCAGCGCCAATCAAAAGGCTCTGTGTCGACAGGTACATGGTTGTGGTGGCGTTTAAGAACACGGAGCTTGTGAACACGCCAAGAGCCGCCATCGAGGTGCCAGTGATGTCGCCACCCAAAACAGGAGTGTTGATGTTGTTGTCGATGAGGGTCAAGTTCTGACCGGGGTGCGCAAGCAACAAATTATTCCCAGACCCACTCACGTCATAGAACGTGTCAAACTGCCATAAGTTATCTGCGTTTGCTGTGAAGTTTGACAGCGTCATGTCCGTGATACCAGAACCCGTTCCAGTACTGCTGATTGGAAGCAACTGTAAGCCACCAGAGTATCCACTAAACACGTTGTTAAAGTTCTGCTGTGGGTTGAGGTACATCCCGCGAGAGGGGCCTGCCAGATCGTTCACAATCTCACGATACCCACCCATCTTACGTGGACGACCACGCTGAAAGCGAACCCAACGACCGTCGTTGTAGAACTCTTTGTCAAAGACGGTTCCGTCGCGCTGGATCCCCGGCTTCGTATCAAGGGCAAACACCTTCTTGGTCATGTAAACGTGCCCCCAGCAATTCCAGTGGTGAACGTGCCAGACCCAGTTACCGAGATCCCAGTCGCTGTTACACCCACACGCTTAGTACCGAGTACAGAGATGCCTAATTCACCAGCCGCAGGGCGATACAAACCAGTGTTTGTTTCAGCGGAAAAGTTAAGAGCAGGCGTTCCAACAGTACCATCCACCAAGCTGACGGTAGTTGCACCAGCTTGTGTGGTGTTGGCGTTAAGGAAGTTGGTTCCGTCGCAGATAAGGGTGGCTTGTTGCCCCGGTGGTATGGTTGCCGTAAACCCCAACCCTGTTGTCACTGTGAAGGTAAAACCGTTGTCAGTCACCTGATTAGAGATCACGTACAAGTTAACAACAGGCGGGAACGTCACCACCACGTTGCTTGTCAGGTTACCCACATACTCTTGAATGTTGTTTGCCGCCTCGTTATTTGTCAGCAAAACAGATCCGCCAGTCACGCTCTTTGTAAGTGCAGTAAACGTAAACTGGCTACTGACACCATAACCGACGGTCACATAAGCCGTACCTGTACATACAATAAATGCTGACTCTGTTGGGTTGAACGTCTTGGAAGAGTTACCGTCAATCAGCTCAGCACCAGTACAAGAGATCGTAAAAGACCCTGTACCGTTGTTCTTAAACAGCGTGAACCAGTTGTTCCCAAGCGTAGCCGCGGCTGGGAGGGTGGCTGTACCTGAACCACTAGACCACACACGGGTCTGAGCTCGATCAGTGGCGGCAAAAGTAGTTCCGCTTGTAATAGCGGCGCTAGGGTGGCTCTGGTTGAGCGTAGCACCACTGGCGACCAATCCGTAGCCTGCAAGGGTAGCGGCATCAGCAGAAGATGTCCCAGTACCAAAAGCAATGACACCCCAAGTACCTTGAGCGGTAGCGTTGGTGGTGATGTAGATGTACTTCGACTCACCAGCGGCTACAGACACAATGGTGTTCGTGCCAGCGTAGTCTTTAACCGTAAACGTGTTCGCACCGATGTTTCGGATCAGGGCGTCGTTACCAACCGAGGTTTGGTTGGCAGGAGGCATATACAGGCTCAAGCTACCAGCGGTAGCAGTCACCTGCATGATGCGAGAGGCGTAGTCAGTGCTGGTGGTGCTGTTGCTGGGCCAGTTTAACTGCGTGTTAGCAGACAACGTAACCGCACGGAAACTGACGTCCGTCGGCTGAATTACGTCACCAGTAAAGGGGCTTACGTAGCTCATGAGTCGTTCGCAATCGCTTGACGATCAGCCAGACGCAACTTGTCCTCAGCCATAAGCGTGTCCATGATCAGTTTGTATTGACCCTGCCACATAGGGATGCGCTCGTCATTCTTGAGGAACGGCATAGCCTGTAGCAAGGAACCGTAAAGCAACGCCTGTGGGGCGTAGATGGTGAACCAATTGGTCTGGTTAGAGCTGTCCAAAGGCTGAACACGCTCGTAGTACAAGACCTCAAAGGCATAGGCTACGTCAGGCGTAGGAGCTATGAGCCAGTTGGAATAGTCGTAGTCAGCGTAGTAGACGGGGGTGCCCGTCGCGGTAGGAGAAGGCCAGTACTCCCGCAGGTACTCATACCGACGATTAAGGACTGGCTGGCGCGATCCACCAACTGTGATGTTCATTGACACGGTTTTGTGCCAACGAGCTGGTTTAGCAATCGTAGAAGTCCCAATCACCATGTTGCTGGTGTTGACCGTCAGGTTGCCCAAAAACTTGATCTGAGAGGCTATAACCTGCTCAGCAAGCATGATAAACAGGGGGATCTTGTCCAGCGTAGCGGTGTCAGTACGCTCCAGATAAGACTGGATGTTTTCGACCAAGCTGTCATAGGTCATAACACTTGCAGTCGCCATGCGTTCACCTCGTAGATTCGTTGAGACATTTTAGTATGCCTTTTAACTTGTGACAAGGTTACTTGCTTGCCACACCCTTAGTCTTCTCAAAAGAACGCATACCAGCGATTCCCAAGATTCCTGACAAGATAACCCAAAGCTGGTCAGCTTCGAGCACTGGGGGAGGATCCATGCCCACTGGAACCCAGCCCATAGCCTGCAAGTACTTCCACATCCACTGAAACAGCGGATAGAGCAGGAACTGGTAGCCCATAGCCGCAACGCCGATCCAGCCAATAGCAGGTCTCCAGCCGCTGACAAACACGCTAGAGGACGCCGCTTCGATCTTGTTGACGTCAATCTGGGCTAGGTCTGTAGCTTGGTCTATGCGCTTCTCTTCAAGATCGAGCTTTCGTTGCTCAATCTCCATCTCCATCTTTTCTTTGTCAGTGGTGATCAGGTCGCCTGCAACTTTACCCACGGCTTCAATGATTGATCCAACGGCAAGCAAGCTCATGCTAAACCTTTCAATGTGCGGTTAATCCAACCCTTGAGGAATTTAACCTGCACAGGGTTTTTGTTGCAAATTTCAACGTAACGGGCAATCTTAGCTAAGGCATAAGACTCCTTGAACCGCTGTCCATCCGTGACTTGGTTGAGCTTTTCGATGGTTTTGGCGCCTATTCCACCGTCAGGCGTAGCCCCAACGACCAATTGGGCAAGCTTTACAGCCATACCCATGCCAGCATTTACCCCAAAGTTAAAGATAGAGTTGGCGACCTCTTGGTTTGAGATCTCGTTGCCACGCATCTTGTCCCAGAACTCCACACGATAGAACTCTCGCACCATAGGCGTCAAAGACCCACCAAACTCCTTCTTGTCCACAAGCGCCCAACCGTTCCACTGTGGGTTCTTGTTACGAGCGATGCCAGCGTAGGTCATACCGCCTGTGTCGCCAGCGACTTCATGGAGGACGTAGCCACCCTCGTCTCTAATCATTTGCTCAAAAGCTGGTTCAAACTGAGCCATTACTGTTTACTCCTTGAAAGCATATTGCTTGCAATCTGCAACATACTGATTGCTTTGGTTAAGTCTTTGGGTTCTTTGTCCCAACCAACGGTGATCTGTCCAACAAACCTGCCCTGCTCTGGTGGGACACTGACACGGCACCCAAAGGTCACGCCCTTTTCGATGTACCAAAGCCCGATCTCGCTCTGAGCTATAGCGTATTCGCTACAAGGTATCTCGTTTGCCATCAGAGCAATCACATCACGATTATTGCCAGAACTCTGCGTAAACAGCCCCACATCCAACCCATCATGCGTTTTGTCTCGACCTTCTCGGGTGTAGGCGCGGAACAGAACCCTTGTCCCAAACAGCGGATTGACTTTGAAGATGGCGATCACGGTTGCATCAGTGTTCTTAAACAAGTGAGCCACCACGTCCTCAGCCCTATCCTCTGCGATCATTGGAAGCTTCTTGTTCTCTTTGTAAGCTTCAAACAAGAACGATTGATTCTGCCAGACAAAGTACCCAGAGAACGCAAACACAGCCATCAGCAACAGCGCAAACAGCTTGAATGGGCTATCCACATAGGACAGAACTTTACTTAATACATCTGCTGGCTTTTCGTCACTCATAGTCCAAACATCCCTAGTAATTTTTTAGCAACATTGTCTGGCAGGAAGCGGAGCAATCCAAGCACCCACCACGCCACACACAGACGCACGAACACCTTGAAGAAGAGGTCAGCTTGTTTTTGATACTCATTCACCGACCACACCTTGATCTAGCGCACAGCTCAGATATTTCAGCAATACCCCAACCAACTGCACCCAAAAGCATAACAATCACCACAATACCAATCGCCCACGCTAACTGCTCTTCTTCAGCTTCCTTGCGCTTCTTCTCATCAGCTTTGGCTTGACGAGCTAGGTGAGCATCCTCAATGTCCATCTGTTGCTGGCGCTCTTTGATCTTCTGCCACACGTCTATACGGCCCGTCTGCATGAAAAGCATCTGTAATTCGGCTTCAAAGCGTTTAGCCTCATCAAGAGCAACCTCGATTTGAAGAGCCGCACCAAGGTTTGATTTGTTGCCAGAACGCTTGGCTTCAACCATCGCCCTAGTAGCAACGCTCTTCGCATCGAAGAACTTGGAAACCATGGGGGCTAAGCCTGCTAAATCGTTTGCGACCTTACTAGCCTTCTTAACGAGCCCTATGGCGGCTTGTAGCCCTTCAAGAGCTGTGATCGGATCAATCATTTCCGTTCAACCTTTTGCCACTCAAGGCATACTACTTTGCGGTTGTAGACATCTCCTGTCCAAGCCCACCTCACACAACGATATTCATCTTTCTTTTTTTGACTGGAGGATTCTGGCATTAGCATAAAGATTACCAACAACCATTTCATCCCCAAATCCAAATGAGGGTGAACGTACCCCAGACAATAAAAATAACCAAAAAGGCCGCAACGATAAACGCTTCGACCAAATCCCTCATGGCTACAGACCTAAGATCTTTTTGACGAGTTCGCCTGCAACGCCCGGCCCAAACAACACGCACACGATCACCCCATACAAGAGGTACTCGATCTTTGTCATGCGCTTGTCCCCATCACGCAAAGAGCGATCTATGCTGTTGTAGCGCTCCGAGCAGATGGCTTCATGCACGGCAAGCTTAGTCTCCACTGTTTCCATCTTCAACCTTCGGCTCTGGAGGCTTTGCGGCGTCCTGAATTGCTTGGATCAGTTGGAAGACTTCTTGGTAAGGGCGTGTACCCAAGTAACCGAGAAGTTGGTTTGCTGTTTCAATTGGTAGTTGCAGTTTCATGTTTAACCTTATACAGAAGCGTTACGTAGAGGTGTCAGATCTTGGTTAGTCCAAAAAGTCTTGGCAACCATGATACGAAGATGCTCTTTGTTACGAGCAAAGCAGTCAGCCCATTCTTGATCTTCCACGCCTTCAGGACGTCCTGCATTGATCAAGTTAACTGAGTCCATTGCCGCCTTGTAATGCTGTGCAATTTGCTCTGCCGTTGGTTGTTCAATAGTGTCGTTCATGTTAATCCTTTACGGCTGTGTAGGCCAAGTGATTGTCCAAGGGAAACCAGACTGCGCAGTGATGTCGCGCAAGGCTTGGCGGTATGTAACCCAGACCACAGGAATCTGAATGCCAAGGCTGTCCTGAGCATTTTGGTCTATAGCTTTAGTCACCACCCAGTCGCAATCTTTAAGCATTTCAGTACGCTGTCTGCGTACATTTGCGGCTTGTTCTGCGTCTTTCATGGCCTTGTATGCGGCTTCGTCTGCCGCCGCTGTATCGCCTGTAAACACTGGGCCAAGGATGTACTTTGTGTACCACTTGCCATCAATCTGCTCTACGCCATCTTGCTGTGAGTATTGGTAGACAGTACCGCCTGTAGCTTGTGGGCCTTCAAACACAATGTCTGATTCAAAGCGATTTACAGCCTCTTCACTGATGCCGCTTAATGACTTGGCGTAGGTTTGAGCAACCCACTTTTCCCACTCGTGCTGTAAAAGCACTTGACCTGTTGCGCGAATTCGTATTTGCATGATTTTTCCTTATGCGATTGCCAAGAATATGAATGTGCCACCAGAGGCATTGATAGCGGCTGGCGCAGTTGAACTAATCTCAAACCCTGCGCTGTATGTGTCAACATAGTCGGTGTTAGTTACTTCAGTAGCATTGCTGTTCATAAGCAAGTAAGGGTCATTGCCAGCAATAATGCCACGGGCTGAATCCCAGAAGTACCAATCACCAGTTGAATTTGAACGTTTAATCATTACAAACCTAGCACCACCTGTAAATCCACAGTCAATTTGAAGCGTTGTGCCTGTGCCTGTGTATGAGCCTACTTTGGAAACACCAGCGCAAGTAGCAAATAGGTATGCAACATAAGTCCAAGTAGATGCGTTTGTTTCGTTGTCAGTTCCAACAGTAAATACAGATGCTGTTGGTGCAACATAAGATGTTCCATTTCCAAAAACAGCGGCAGATGGTGCGCTCAACGCATCGGTTGCGTTTAAACGCCCTTGTAAACCGCTATTTAATGTGCAAAGAGCGCTCCAAGCTTGTGTGTTGCTTCTAGATTTAACAAATAAAAGTTGCGGCGCAACAGTCAAGTTATGCGTAACAGTCCTGTTTGTAACTCCAGTTCCTGTATAGCAAACCTCATCAAAGAAACTAGGCGCACGTTGCAGAAAATAACTTATAAAGTTAAAGGCTGGATAGTTAATCAAGCCTACAGTTGTATCAGGGCCAACATTTACACCAGTATTTGTGTATGACAAAACTATGTTTGCGTTAGTCCCTTGAGCATCAGTAAGATTTGACCTTAAATAAGTAGAGACACCACGCAACTTATCCATCCATCCTTTTGCGCCAACACCACGAGATGTTGAAATAATAGCATCAGGGGCAAATGGAATTCCAGAAATAGTTGCATTAGCACCAGTTCCAGTACGAGTAAGAGGACTAAACACACTAGTCCCACTTGTAGGCACTTTCATCGGGCCACGGCGGATGGCTATGTAGATGTAGTCACCGCTTCCATTAAGTTGTGCAGAATCAAAAGTAAAACCAGTAGCTGAAGGGAACCATCCAGAGCCTGTTCTATCTGTTTCAGCATCAGCCACGTTTGCTCGGACATCAACATCGCCTTGCATATTCCAACCACGCATGGTATCGGTCATAAACCACCCACCAATGCCGCTTGACTTCTTCAACATACAGAACTGCGGTTCATAACCAAGGCTGACCGCTGTAACTCCAGTCGCAGATGCAGACCCACAGCTAATCACATTGTCTGTACCAGTTAGGCCAAAGCCTCCTGCGTTGTGGGCGAATAGGTAGGCAACGTAGGTTGCGTCTGTTTTATTTACTTGCCAATCACTTCCTAAATAAATGTTTGTTGCGTCTGGGGATGAATAAAAATAACCGCCGCCAGAATCATTTGCTTGTGCCGCTGTAGTGTTTAGCTCAAGTATTTTTCCAGTAATACTTCGATGCCAACAAGTCCAGTTGTTTGATTCACTAGTAACCTTTACTATCATAAAACCTGGAACAGACCCAAGGTTGTGCGCTACAGCACGATTAGAAGTTCCGTCCCCTGTATAAGTCACAACATCAAAGAACTTTGGCTGCTTGCGGAATGTCCATGAGACGTAGTTTTTTCCAGTTTCATTCAGTAGGATTGGCGACCCAATAGAGTATCCATCTGTGTTGTAAGCGGTTAAGTCTTGGTAACCTGTGAAAGCACCTTGTGCATTTGTCGTGTTTGTGTATAAGGCTTTATTATTGCCAGTACCACGAGCGGTGTCATAAACTGTATTGTCGTAAGTTGCATTTCTGGATTTTGTCCAAACCATACCGCCTTTAGTTGACAAATCTATGCCGTTGGTAATAGTCTGTGTGGAACTATTGCCACTATAAAGCCAAGTTTGGAAAACATCCTCAATGTAATTAGGGATGCTCCCGCCTGCACCTTCGCCTAATAGTAATTGCTGTGTTGAACTCATATTAGGTCACGTTTCCCGAAACAACGCACAAGGTGCTTGTGATGAACAGTACAGTTGCTACACCTGCCGCCGCCAAGGTCATCGTGGCTTTGTCAGTGAATGTGCCTGCAATGTACGCCGTTGTGATTGAGCAAGTGATTGTGGCTGTGCTGGCAGTATTGTTAAAGATGGTGATAACGTCACCAGCCGAGAACGTAGCATCAGGAATCACAATTGCACCGCTTGCGCCAAGCAAGATGTACTCACCAATATCGGTTGTAGCCAGTGTGTATGAGCTAGTCTTGGAAGAGCCTGACTGTGGGACGGCTCTGAGTTTGCCGTTTCCGTCGTACACAACACCATTGGTATCGGAATAGAAACGTGGAGTGCCACCCCCATCAGACATCACGACATAACCGCTTAATGTGCGTATGTCTAAGCCGCCTTGGTTGCCGTTGTATGCGCCGACGATGGTATTCGTAGTGCCAGTTGTTACAGCGTTACCAGCGAACTTTCCCAAAAAGGTGTTCTGTTCGCCAGTTGTGCTGTAGCCAGCCCTATAACCAATAAATGTATTGTAGTCTGCTGTCTGTGAGGAATACCCTGCTTGATAACCCACAGCCGTTCCATAAGACGCTGTGGTGTTGGCTTGGAGTGCATAAAACCCAACAGCAGTATTTGCACTGCCAGAAGCACCTGAACCGCCAGAAGACAGGGCAGAACGACCAACACCAGTATTTCCGCTACCAGTAATATAAAAACCAGTGCCATAACCAACAGCAGTATTGTCATTTCCTGTTGAATTTACACCCAAGCTAAATGCACCGACAGCAACATTTGTTGCGCCCGTAGTGTTGGTTGTAAAAGCACTAGCACCCACCACAGTATTGGAAGACACAGCACCAGCACCACGACCTACAGTCAGACCGCTGATAGTGGCATCGTTGGTAACAGTTAATCCTAGTGTGGCAAGAACCGTTCCGCTCCATGTCAAGCTGGCAGATGCGCCAAACGCACCACTGTTGTTAAACTGAATCTGCGTGTTTGAACCAGCGGGAGTTGTTGGCGTAGTTGCGGCATTAGATGCCAACAACTTGACAGTACCTGCTGAGTTCTTAAAGTACAGCTTCTCATCTACTGTGTTGAGCGCCAACTCACCAGCGACTAAGTTGCCAGCAGAGGGAACAGCAGAAGCCGTCGTGCTGTAGTACAGCGATATAGGTGTGAAGTTAGTCGCCGCCATTAGAAGGTTCCTCCGAAGATGCCAGTCGTGGCATTCAATGTTGTAAATGCGCCAGTTGATGTCGTTGTCGCACCAATCGATGTACCGTTAATCGTCCCACCAGTGATTGCTACAGTGCCAGCGTTTTGCGTGGACATGGTTCCTAGACCAGTAATCGCCGTGTTAGGGATCGTGGTGGAGGCTGACATTGCGCTTGTACCGTTACCGTACACGTAGCCAGTCAGTGTCGTAGCTCCAGTTCCACCGTTTGCAACTGGAAGGGCTGTACCAGAATAAGTGACAGCCAAAGTACCGCTAGTTGTGATGGGGTTACCAGACACCGACAAGAATGACGGGACACTCATGTCCACACTTGTCACCGTACCACCGAAAGAAGGTGTCGCAGAGATCGTGATCCCACCAGCACTATTTGAGATGCTGACGTTTGTACCAGCGGTTAGGTTAGCTAATGTGTAGCCTGTTCCGTTACCAATAGCCAACTGACCATTGGTAGGCGTAGCTGTTAAACCTGTACCGCCGTATGCAACCCCGATTGTTGAGCCATTCCATGTTCCAGCACTCAGCGTACCCACACCAGTGATACCAGTGTAAGAGCCGCTCAAACGAGCTGTTCCTAGCGTTCCTGAGCTGATATTGGATGCGTTGGTAGTGTCAGTGGTAGCTGAAGCCGCCAAGCCTGATACAGCACCAGAAGCAATTGCAATCGCTGTATTGGTGACCAAAGTCAGTTGACCTTGAGCGTTCACAGCAAACACTGGGACTTGTGAGGCAGAACCGTAGGTAGCCGCGGTGACAGCAGTGTTGGCTATGTTGAATGTATAGGCAGGAGACTCGGTTAGACCAGTGCCTGCTGAATAGACCAAAGGAGCACCAAACTGAGCAAACACAATTGCTGTTGTACCTACAGTAATAGGTAGGGGTGTCTGTTGTACCCAAGACGTATTGGCTTGTGTTGCACCTGCTGTGATCAGGAAGAAGTCACCAGCATCAATCTTATCTACGCCTGTGCCTGCGGTATCAAAGTCTGAAGCACGAGTAAGGATGTACGGAGCGCCAGCAGATCCAGTCTGAGTAACCGTGTACACACCGTTATTCGCTTGCGTAACTTCGTTCTTAACCAAGATACGATTGCCAACGACAACAGCCACGCTGTCGACGCTCAAAGCGCCGTTTGCATTTGCAGTTAAAGTTGCACCAACACCAGAAGCTCCGTTGTTGTACGTATTAGCCGCTAGAGCTGTAGTTGTTGCCAAACGGCAAGACTGGTGGAAGTTAATACCAGACGCAATAGCATCAGCATAGTCTTTGTTGACAATGTCATTGCCAGTCGTAGGTGCGGTGGTGATCGTTCCAGTGGTCATTGCCACATTGGTAAACGTTCCAGCCGCGGCACTACTCGCACCAATTACAGAGCTGTTGATTGTGCTACCAGTGATTGTCAAACCAGAGGCTGTACCGCCTGTGATTGCAACAGCAGAGGCATTCTGCGTAGACATTGTTCCCAAGCCAGTAATGTCTGTGCTAGGAATCGTAGCGCTGGCGGTCATTGGGGTTGTACCAGTACCCTTGACGTAACCAGTCAGGGTGTTTGCACCAGTACCACCGCTTGACACATTTAGTGTGCCTGACAAAACAACGACGCCTGTTGTCGCTGTTGCTGGCGCTAAACCAGTAGAACCAGCGCTGAAGCTAGAAACACCACCAGCCAAAGTGAAGCTATTCCAAGCTCCATTTGCATAACCCTCGAAGACTTGGGAGTCAGTGTTGTAGCGGATCTGACCACTAGCACCAGCAGGTTTTTGAGCTGTAGTGCCGTTGGGAACGGTGACGGCGCCCGTCCCGGGGAACTGGGCGTTGTCCGCAATCCCAAAGATAGGCGCACCAGACGCTCCATCTCCATTTGTGATGGTGATCTGATTTGCAACGCCAGTCATAATCCGTGGAGACACTGTCGTCCCACCACCAGTCATGGCTAACATACCATTGCCAGACAAAGCCGCTACAGAAGCCGCTACGCCACTCAAGGCAAGCGTTGGGTTACCACCAGTACCATCGGCATTAGAAACGCTTAAACCAGCTCCTGACGTGGCTATGGAGCGGTTAATCAAGGTGCTAGAGCTGTCCTTAACAACAATGCCACCACCAAGCGCATTTAATTGGGAAACCGCTCCAGACAGAGAGATTTGATAGAAAGACTGTGCACCACCATCAGTTAACGTGATGCCTGAGTTGGTAGACAGGTATCGGCTGTTAGCCAGTGTAGGCTCTTGGTTCTTTGTAAGGAACGTCTGAGTTTGGTTTGGCGAAGATGAAATGGCGCTTGTCGTGGTCTGTACGGTCTGTCCATTTTGGACAATAGGTACGAGCTCCGTGCCCGTAATCGCGCCAGCCGTTGGTAGTTGGGTAATCGTTACTTGTGCGGACATATTATGGGCTCAGTTGGTCTAGGTTACCGTTGTTC